GCGGCTCCGACCGAACCAGCCAGCGTGGCGCCGACGCGGCCCATACCCGCAAGTCGACCCATACCTGCCAGACGGCCCGGCAGCTTGACCGTGCCCGGAGTCTTCGGGGCTGTGCCATACCCAGGAGTTTTAAAAACTGAGTAATCTCCGGAACCAGGAACGCCGGGGGAGCCCCCTCCCGGCCAGTTGGTAACGAATACGGGAGTTACACCGGTAGCAGCCTGAAGCGCTTTGCCTTCCGCCACACCAGCAGCGACCGAACCATAGCCCGTCAGCCTTTTGAGCAGCGCCCCGCCTGCTTTGGGGCCATAGCGCTTCAAGAGTAGTCCGCTAAGACCGGCAGCCACTCCGACTCCTACCATCTCCTTGCCGTCCAGCGACAAACCGCCGTCTTTCTTCGGCGCTCTGACAAATTGAATGAAATGACCGAGAGCTTCGTTGATCGGCTTCACGAAGCCATCTGCTGCCTGGCGCAGGTCATTTTTAACCATGCCAACCTGATCGACCAGGTTGCGGGTCGCGTCGCTGAAATCGCGTTTAAGCGTTCCGCCGGCTTCGCCGATCGTGTCGGAGAACTTTCTGACCTGAGGCAGGATGTCACCAGTCATGAGCGTCTTGATGCCCTTGATGGTGTCCAGGTCCGCCTTGCCGAAGGCCGCCTGAATGAACATGGCCCGCTGCTTGTCAGTGGTGAGCTGCGCGTATTTTTTGCGGAGGTCGTCCACGACATCGAGAGCATCCCGGCGTCCTCCCTTCGGATCAAAAAAGCTGACGCCAGTAGTCTTCTGCGCCTCTCCCTGGTACCGCAGGTTATTGAAGATCCGGAGCGTGCTGTCGGCAAGTGTCGCGAGGCGTTCCGGGTTTCGCTCCACTTTTGACAACCCCTCGATGAAGGCAAGTGACTTGTCGAAGCTCATACCTGCCGATTTTGCGTTTACACCAACCCGGGCAAAGATGTCGGCTAGGTTCTGCAGTTCGGCATTGCCAAGCCGCCCGGCGACGGTCATCTTGTCCAGGAGTTCCAACGCCTGGCCGGGTTTGGAAAGGTCGAACTGGAAGGCGGTCGCAGCGACCGTGAGCCCTCCGGAAAGCGCCTGTGCATTGGCTCCGGTAACCGCCATGGCGACGTTCACGCCGTCAAGCGTTGATTTTGCCTCTTTCATGTTAAGGCCGGACTGCACCAGGGCATCAAAACCGCTCTTCAGTTCGTCAATGCTTTGGCCTGATTCACGACCCATACGAAACAGGTCCTGCCGGAGAGCTGAAACTTCCGCTTTGCTTGCCCCGGCAGTTTGCCCGATCTGGGTCAGGCCCTTGTCCAACCGGGCCGAATCCATCGCGGTCGCCACAGCTCCTATCGACAGGCCGACGGCTGCAAGCTTGGACTGCAACGAACCGAAAGCGGACTTGAGTTCACCGACTTCCCGCTTCGCACCCTTGGTAAACCTGGTAACGGCACGGCCCGAACCATCCAGCTCACTTCTCAAGCCGGTGCTTCGTGCGATCAGTTCCAGAAAAAGCTTCATGTTGGTCATGGCCGTTTACCTTTTACCGGTTTTCTTACTGTCATTTTCCGGCGCTTGCCCGGGTTCACGATTTCATCGAATGCTTCAAGGAAGGAGTAAGCCTCCCCTTCAGACAAATCATCGATCTCCGCTTTACTGAACCCCATCTTCAGAAGAGCTATCTGGAGCTTCCGTGCCGGCTTGTGCCGAGTTTCGAAACTCCCTCCTCCGCTGTTCCAGTTGGAGAGTCGCCCTGGTCAGTTCGTCGCCGTCCGGACCGGAGAGATCCAGCACCATTTCCGGGGTGACACGATCCAAACCCACAACAGTCAAGCGACGGGCAAGCAAGGCAGCAGAAAACCATACCGGATTTTCGACCTTTTCCCCTGCCGCAGGGTCGTTCATAACCTCAAGCGTATGGCGAAACCGCTGTTCATCCAGGCTGAACTCCTGGAACACCATGCCGGCAGCAATAATCCCCTCGGGGAAGGTTCCCTTTTCGACCATCTATCCCTCCGACCTGGTCTCGGCGGAAAACTTGATCGTCCGGACCGCTTCGTTGTCACCGTCGTACTTGGTTTCACCGACTTCCAGGGTACAGACGCCGCCGTATTGGATGCGGAGACCGTTGCCCTTGTCGATGGTCAGCGTCCCGCCCACGACCGAATCGAAATCGAATTCGGGGGCGTCCTTCGGCGGCGTGTACTCCACGTCCACCGTGTGGCGGGCAGTCGTGTTGATGTGGCCGGTCTTGTTCATCAGCGGAACCTGCTTACGAATTGCCCGGCCGCCCTCGGTTACGCTTTTAAAATCGGTTATCTCCTGGCCGTTCACCTCCAGGGTGACAGCGGCAATGTATTCAGACATGGCTTGAACCTCCGTTCAATGTTGGTTACAGAAGCAGATCAATGCGGCCGGCAAACACGTGCAGCCCGTTCACCACATCCGTCGGGATTTTTGCGTTCAGGCGGTTCACATCCTGTTCGTCACGCTCCACGATCAACCCCGGGAGATTGGCGTCCACCTCTTCAACTATCTCCAGATCTTCGAGCTTCTTCAGTACATCAATCAGTTCGCTCCGGACCTTAGGCGGCGTTTTACTGGAAAGTTTCTCCCGGGGAAAACGTAAGGAGATCCGCTCGCGGCAGGCTTTCCTCACATAGTCAAGAGTGCGGATGGTGGTGATGTCCAGAAGGCTGACATCGTTGATCCCCTGGGCATCCTCGGTATAGGTGGAAATTGCGCGGACGATCTGCACCCTTTCCCCAGGTCCCACCTCCAGTGGCGCCACACCGTTGTTAAGCGTGTTCTCCTGCTCGGTCCGGGAAAGCCGCTGGTCGATTGCCGGCGCATGAATGCCCGTAAGAGCCAGCGTGTTCAAGGGCTTGGCCGGGTCTTCCTCGTATGCCATGACCGCAGCGAATGCCGCCGCGAACTCGTAAGCAGGGCTGCGGGTACCCCGGAGGTATGCGCCGAGCATGCGACCGCTGTTGATCTCGCCTGCCAGGGTAGTTGCGCTTGCCAGGGCGCCATCATAACCGTACACCCCTACGCCGCCCCGCTGCTCCATCGGACCGGATACGCTGTCCAGGTGTGTCCGGAGAGCTGTCAGGCTGGTAGAATCATTGTAGGGCGTGGCTATGATGTGGTACTGCTCCGGAAAAACCTTGGCCAAGGCGGTGGAAATGTCCGGATCGATAGTTCCGTTTGCCAGCGCCACGATGGTGGCTGTCGTACCCTTGGCGGTCAACTCATAGGTCACGTCGATCTGGTGAGCAATCAGACCCTTGTTCTTGGCCGTAAGGGTCACGACCGCAGCGTTGACGGTTGCGCTTACCGGCAGATCCGGGTACTTGTCCAACTCGGCCTTCAATGCGGTGGCGACTGCCGTTGCCGCGTCACCGGTGACGATGGATATTTCCACTTTCTGGTTGCCGACCCAGAGTTTGAGCGTACCGGTGGAGGTGGCAGCATTGGCGATACTCACCGTGCCGGTTGCAGCGACTCCCGCGCCGTCGTCCAGGGCGCAGACTGTCAGGTCCAGGTACGCGTTTGCCTTGATTGCCGCCCGGCACATGAGGTGCGCCTGGCTGCCATTACCGAAATACTCCGCGGCCTGGGCATCGGAAAAGACCTGCGTCGGGACGAGTGCCGCCACCGTCCCGGCTGCCAAGCGCTGGGCTATGATCAGCATCTTCTGCAGGTTGTTCGGCAGTGTACGGACCGCCAGCTTCGTGTTGAACTCGAAATATTTGCCAGGCTTCCGGATCGAGCTCGGGATCTGATCAAACGAGATGTTTTTCGATGCCATTACTCGTCACCTCCTTTGTTTTTACCTCCCCCCTTTACGAAAGGGGGGTCGGGGGGGATTTCCATCAGGCTGCCATCATCCACCAGACGGCGATAGTACGCGCTGTCCGGAACTTCCACAGGATCACCATCGCCGATGTAATCCCTTGGGTTTTCTTCCTTTGGGCATTTCAGGCCCGGCGCTGCTTTAACGAGCATGTGAAGCCTCCTTTAAATGACTTTCAACAAGAATCTCTCTTCCAGTTTTTGACCGTTGGACGTAATGCAGCGAACCGACAAAATATATACAGTCCCTGCAATCCCGGCCTTCAGCTTGTACCGGACATAGGTCTGTCCATAAGGGGCAACATCGCTGATCATGGCCAAAGTAGTGTCGGCGCCGGTATTACGCTCGGCGCAGACAACTTCAGCAGACGATACTGTTTCGGTTGAGTTCAATTGACCTTGTCCATCAGTTCTCCTGAACTGGCATGTCCTGAACTCTTCGTTGTATGCAGGCTTCTCGATTGTCCACATCAGGCATGTCCTCTCGGGCTACAAATGTCTCCGAAGATACGCGGTCTGGCCTTGTCAGCAAATATCCGCCGGGTGCATTCATTGTTTAGAACCAGAGGGCTGACAACATCCATGAAAATGTATTTTCCCACGAATGCCCCCACCAGAATATCCGCCAACGACGCCTGACTTCTGATTGTCGCCGACACCTGCTCGATATAGCTGCCGATTTCCACCAGACTGGCACTGGACGCAGCCATGATCGAGACGTTCTCGATGAACGTCTGCTGATCCGAAATGGAAGACATCGACTGCGCCGTACTGCCAATAGACTCCACCAGACCGGCCAGTTCCGTCAGAGAGGCCCCGGACTGGATGACCGTGTTGATGGTATCGACAAACGTCTGGGCTTCGTTTCCCTGGCTGACTGAAATTGCCGTAGTGAGCAGATTCTCGCTGAACGTCTGCCCTGACTGCAGAGTATCGGTAACCCCGGCAGAGGACTGAACCGTAGTCAGCAGCAACTCGACCAGCTGGGCGACATCGCTAACGGTTGCTGCGGACTGGGCCGTGGTCTGGAGCGTCTCGACCGCCTGGAGAATGTCGGTTGCAGTGGTCTGGGACTGAATCGTAGTTGCCAAGTTCTCTACCAATCCCTGGACATCCGAAACAGACGCGGCAGACTGAATTGTGGTGAGGCATGCCTCGACCAGTTGAGCAATGTCGGTTACCGATACGTGTGATTGAGCCAGCGTGAGCATCGACTCCATCATCGTCTGGACGTCGGCAGCCGATGCTCCTGACTGGATCAGGCTGGTTGCCGCTTCGATGTAATCCTGGGCGTCGGCTGCGGCGGCCAGAGAGGTGATCGTAGCGGTGAGGGTTTCGGTGATAACCGACCCACCACCAAAAATGTACGCCCAGATCGCTCCACGCATCAGAGTACCTCAAGGTACAGATCGACATTACCGGACGGAGCTGTCCTTAAAACAATAAACACCTTGGCTGCGCACAGGGTATCCACAATCTCCATGACGCTCGGGTAATCGGTTCCGTCCGTATACGTGCCGTCTCCCTGCAGCGTAATGTCCCTGGTAATACCTATGAGCGCATTTGCTTCATCGTATAATGCCAGGAACACTGTGCACGACTGAGACGCCGCAGAAAACCTTCCGTGAATACCAACATGCATGGAGTTGCTGATGTCGACCAGATTGCCAGTATATGCAGCATTCCCAAGGCTTGCAGTTGCGTCTGCGGACGTCAAGGCTGATCTCCGTGCTGCTGCTACGGCATCTGTTTTCTTACCAACCACGGCGGATGCTATGATTTCTGGGGTCTGCCCCCCCGCCGTGCGCCCCTGGATCGTCATTGTATGTGTTGCAGCATCTGACTGTAGAGACTGGCTGAGTTCGTCGCCTGTTGCCATAGTTCGTTACCTCATAGAGTTAAATTGCCTGCGGTTTATCGGTGGTACCGCAAACGGCTGCTTTGCGTCCAACAAGAGTGCGATCGCCGGGTGTTTGCCGGCCGTATCGGTTGCCACTCCACCGTCAATCCGGGTGTATGTAAACAGCGATGGTGCATTCTGCGGGTAATCAGCGTCACAGAACTGGCCCGACAGGTAATAGTAATTTGACGTATTGTCGCCACCCTCGGCGGTTACCATTGCCCTGATCAGCGTCCTCGGTGGGATGGTAACCAGTTTGTTGAAAAAACCTGAAACCGCGGTAGCGCTGGTGCTCGTCTGCGTCTGCGGGACATCCATGCTCTGGCAGAGCAGGGACGTGCCCGCGTAGATTTTCAGTCGCAGCGCGCCAGGACTTCCAACACGCCGTATCCACCCCCAAATTCCGACCACGTTCAACCAGGCATCGTCAGGGATAACGCCAACTCCCCCCAAATCCACACCGGTATATGCTCGATCAACTCCCGACGTGCTGAAATATCCACCAGCATATCCAGGCACGCCGTACCAAGACCCATCGGAGAATCCCGCCATGTAAGCGGCACACGTCCCGACGGCGCTCACCCAGGTGCTGCCGTCGGTCGTAGATTTCTTGTGATGACGGACCTGTGAACTATCGGTATTAACCCATGGCGGCATCAGGCCATAGGCGAAGGTAACGGTCGGGTAATTGCTGGCCGGGGTAGATGTCGTGTTTTTGATGACTATCCAATAGGTAGCCCCTGGCGTCAGCGTCTGGTTCCCGGTAAAATTGTTGCATTCCCGCCATGCTGCCGTGCCCCCGTAACTCGTTATGGTCCCGGTATCGAGTGCAGTCCCGCTGGGAGATCCGGCGCCATTGTCAGCCTGCAATTCCACGGTCACACTGTTCACCGTGCCGGTCCCCGATCCGTAAAAACGGAATTTGGTGAACGTGACAGCCGCTCTGACCAGCACTGAAAACGCGATGAACGTAGTGGCGCTAGACAGCGCCAGGGTTCCGCTGCCCGGAGTCGCCACTATATTGAACGGGTATATCAGCGGATGGCATATTGAATTATCGCCAATAGGCATGTTGTATCCCTCTGCCTGCTACTACTGGACTATGTTGACGAAAACAATCACCCGGGCATCAGCAGGGACACCAGGGAGCGGAGGGGTTTTGACCGTGTTCGATGGCCCCGACTCTCCCCAGCCGTTGAACGCGGTAACGTAGAAACTGTGTTCACCCGCCGGGACCGTAACGGTTGAGGTCGTGCCGGTGACAGTAGGCCCTTTTGCGCCATCGGTATAGACATGGTACCCGTCAGCTCCGGACACTGCCCCCCATTCCAACGTCACGGTCCCGGCGTTTGCGGTAGTAATCCCTACCAACAAAATCACAATTGAAACCAGACAGGACAATATGGTTGATCTCATTATGTGGTACCCCCTTGAGCCGCAGCTCGGTTGTTTTGGCTGCCAGAACGCAACACAGGCTGCATCTGATTGCATCCTGGCGGGCTGTCATTATTGCAGTTTTACCCGATACGTCACCTGGAGCGATTCGCCGGAGGCAAGCGTTCGAGACTGGCTGAGCGCAGCATAGCTGACCAATGTTCCGGTTGTACCACTCGCAGCGGTCACCAGTGCCGCATAGGTTACCGGACCCCAGGATCCGCCGGAAGCCGTGAACGTCTCGGTGCTCGATGTCGCCTGGTAATCACCACTATCAAGAGCGAGCGTAGGCCAACCGGTTGCGGATCGCTCTACCAGCGACCGGGCATAACCGTTCGTCGATGGCTCACCGGTTACCGTTGAGAGCGTATCCGTGTCGACAATGGTGTCGTTGTAGAGGGCGATGTAATAGTTCGTCGGCGCAGTCCCGGCACGGAGCACAACGTCGAGAAACATCTGCTCGCCGCCGTCGGCCAGGTTGTTTTTTGCGGTTTCTGTCCATTTGAGCCGGCCGGCTGTGTCAAAACATTTGATTTCGAAAAACCCTATCTCACGCATCCCACCGCCAGGGGCCTCGGCATATGCGGCCGATACGGTCAAGCACATAATCAGCGCCAATAACATGAAAAATTTGCCCATAAATTTATCCTCCAAGAGTGACTAGGTCTGACGCATCCACCACTTCATCACCTGGCTTCAGGTAGTAATTCAACCCTACTGCAAGCAGGTCTCCAGCTACTTCCAGATCCACTTTCGTCACCGTAAACGAGGTCGAAAACTCGACCAGGTAAACGATCTTCCGTTCCTCGTAATCCGCTTCATCCGTAACATCCCTGAACCGGACCGGCTTCAAGGGCTCCATGTTGAGCCCCAGATCCCGGAGCATGAGGTACTGAACCACTCCCTGGACGAGAGGGTTAATGCCTCGTCGCCGCTCTTCCTCGCCCCGCTCATGCTTGAAGGTCAGGAGCACATTCACCGTTAACTTTTGCTTCCAGGTTATTTGTGTCACCTTCTCGAACGTGCCTTCGAAGATGGCCACGCTAACCGTCGGGCCGGGGTAGAGCCCCTGGGCGTCCTTTTGGATCGCCGTGGCTCGAACTCCCTCAAGACGGGTGGTGATCTCGGTCAGGACTGCCGTCTCGATGTCGGTGCAGGTGGTAACCGGTGTGCCCATATCACAGGTCCTTCATGGTGTCTCGGGTGAACAGTCGCGTGCTGCTGGTGATCTCGGGCCTGCCTGCGCTCTCCGGATTCGTCGCCGGCGAGGGCACTTCGCCCAAGGTGACCACACCCTTGGCGATATTCTTCAGCAGCTCGATGGCGTTCTTGTAACGCTCTTTTCGAGAATCAGGAATCGATTCGGCGCAGCGGCTGTACAGGTTGTAAACCGAGACATCGACCGAGCACTTACGGATCACGGCAGGCACCGGCGAAAAGGGCACCGTGTAGCGGGCCGCGCAGTAGCTGTCGATCTCGGCATCAGCGTCGGCGATCGCCGCCGTCACCTTACCCTGGTCTGCCTCTCCCGTCCCGGAGTCATCGGTCAGGTTTGTGACCGTCTGCTCCGGGATGGTGGCGGTTATGTCGGCAAGCGCACAGTAGGCCATTACTGGTTATCCTTGCCCTTGTCTTTGCCCTTGTCCTTGGGCTCCGGATCGGGAAGCTCCTCAACAACCAGCTGGGGCTCCGCTTTCAACTGGGCCAGCTCCTTGACGCTGAAGCGGTCATTCGGGTATTCGGCCGGAACGGCCGGGTGGGCAACCCCGCAGCGTCTGAAACCATCTGTCTTGGCGGTGATACGAATCATCGATTGATCTCCTTTTGGTTGCGCGCCTGGAGGGGCGAGTCAAGCCTACCCCTCCAGATCACTATCCACTTTCAACTATGCCCCGGTCTTAACCCAGCCCGGTACTGCCGTAGGCAAGCTGCCAGAAACCATAACCACCGGCAGCCCTGGCTTCCGCGCCGAACTTGAATTTCTTGCGGGTGAACACGTCGTCGGCCTGCGGGTCGATCTGCTGCACGAAGACCGGCTTCTTCCTCTCCTGGTAGATGAACGGCTTGACCGGCTTGGTGGTATCCAGAAGGAACCAGGCGGTATCAGAGGTCAACCGGGCATCGGCAACGACTTCGAAGGTTCCCTTGTAGGGGTTCTGCTTGCCGTCTTCCAGGCGCTCGTTGTTCTTGAGCACCAGCGCAGTGTCTTCCAGCGCCGGCGGCACAAACAGGATGTCGGGCGTAATGTTCAAGGGCTGGCCTTCGTCGTTCTTGAATTTCTTCATGGCCGTGCGGGCCGCTCCGAACGACGCCTGGGCTGCCGCCAGGGTAGCACATGAAAGAACCGCGGTTCCCTTGTTGGACACGCTTGCACCGGCAACGGCATGGTCGGTGTCGAAGAAATACTGTCCGTCGTAGCAGAGGTTGGTAAAGCCGCCGTTGACCAGGTCGATGACGATTTCATCGGGCAACTGCTTGGCGGAGAAGCCGGCCATCTGCGCCTGGGGAGCGTAGATGCCCAGGTTGTCGTCCTCAATGTGGTTGCGGTCCACTTCCACAGTGGCTTCCCAGTCGTCGTTCACGATGGTGTACTTGAATGCCTCAAGGGACTTGACCACCTTGTCGCCCATCCACTTCCGCATGCGCGGGAAATAGGAAAGCCAGTTGTACTGGTTCTCTGAACCGCCGCTCGGCACCAGCATGGCTATCTTCTGCCAAATGGCAGGAGCAGCGTCGAATGCCTTATTGAAGGTGGTCTTCAGGTTGATGAAGATGTTCGTGATGTTTGTTGCGTTGACAATCATTTATGTGTCCTCCTGACAGGTTGAAGGTTCGTTAAATCTCTACCCAGACGCCATCGGCATCGATGCCCACAACTTTGCCCGCAGCGGACTGGGTATTGCCGCCAGCGTTGGTAGCCGACACCGTTTCGTCATCGACGATGTAGCAGGTCTTGCCGAGAGTGGCTTGGACGACCGGATCGGTACCGGAGTTCTTGAACTTGAAGACGGCCCCCCTGCGCACCAGGATCGAGGCGGCGCCGTTCGCACCTGAGTTGGTCTTCCGTTCCTCTGCGCGGCCGAGTGCGGTCAGGGTGGTGGCTGTCGATCCGGGGGCGGCATAACCGCTGCCGTTGGCCACGACCAGGGACCCTGCGTAAATAGTGGTGTTCGTTGCCATGGGGACGCTGATCAATTCACCGTCCTTCATGGGAGTGTTGCGGTCTGCGGACAGAGCCATGGGTTATTCCCCCTTTCCATATTTGTTGATGTCATCAACGCAGTTGCCAAACATGGCGGCAACCTTCGCTTCCTCGGCATTAAGGGCCGTGCCGCCATCACCCGGCTTCTTGTCATTCAGCCCGGAATCTCCGGCAACGACCGGCGCAGCCTTGACGAATTCTTTAAAGCGATCCAGCCCGCCTTCCATGCGGCACTGCGCCACGTGGTAATCCTTCGTTGCCGGCGTAATCTTGCCGTCCTTCAGGGCCTGGTCGATCTCGGTGTTGATAGCCTTGTCCAACTCGGCCTTCTGCAGATCGGTCACTTTCTGCTCCGCTGCTACTGCCCGGTTCAGGGCAGTGTCATAGTCCGCCCGGGGAACGAACTTGTCCAGGGGCGGGTTCTGCGCCTGGTTGAGGGCCGTGGCATGATCGGTTTTCATCTGGGCGATGCGGTTCAGGGCATCCAGGAATGTGGCGGTAGCGGGGAGCCCCAACTCCGCCAGCAGTTTGGCGAGTTCCATCTTTTGCTCCTTTCGTGGCTCCTCGGCATTGAGCGCACTGATGTAAAGGTTTGGCTGGTTCGTAAGGCCAGCGCTGGTAAGCCGGAAGATCCGGCGCGAATCAATTTCATAACGGAAAACCGGCGACAAGTAGCGGTACTCCTTGCTGGCAACAGACTCGCTGCCTTTGGCGGTCCACTCCACCCGGCCCCATACCGAACCGCCTTCGCGGATTTCCAGCGATTTGATCCAACCGGCAGCCGGAGCTTCTTCCCCTCCCGGGGCTTTCAACTCGGTCGAGTGTTCCCAGTCGATCGGCAGGTCCTTGCCGTCGGCGGTAAAGGACTGGAGGATTATCTCGGGATGATCGTTGATCCAGGTGCGTCCGTCACGGCCGGTGATGATCTGTCCCGGGGGTATCAGCTCGATCCGTTCCGGGGCCGCCCCGTCAGCCGGTAACTCGAAATTAAGGGCCATGCGAAGAGCGTTTGCGTTTTCTTGGTTCATAGCTGTCAACAGCACCTTCATCGTGCCTCCTTAACGGTGCGACATACGCACCGTACATCAACTTTTCCGGTCACCCCAGTTGAAGGGGTTCGATACCGTCCGCGCCGCAAAACAGAACCGCATTAAAACCATCTTTAAACTTTCGCGTGTTGCGCTTTCCAACTCGCCCCTATACAATCGGCAGGGTTGAGAGCGGAAAACGTCTCAGAAGTCAAATTTCGCGTTTTTCACTCTTCGAGATACCGTTTCATCCGCTCGACGATCTTCCGGGTGTCGGCATCGGCCAGGACCAGGTAGGGGCGAGCAGGGATGCGAACCTTGCGCCCGCGGCCCGCCTTACCCCCGAAATGGTGGATGGCGGCGTACTTCTTGTTGGTGCCGACAAGCGCAGATAGCGCGTCCGCCCTGGCTGTGATGGAGTGATAGAGCCCGCCGGACGTTCGGTTCAGCATCTTGCCGGTCTTGCCTTTTTTCACCAGCCACTTCTTGTAAGCAGGTGAGAGCTCCGGCCAGCGGCCCGGCCTCCCCTCCCTGGAGAAGTTCTCCAGGACCGCGTCAAGCATGTCTTCTGAGATGTCCCGCATAACCCGCGAAAGATCGCCGCCTTTCTTGGCCAGGCGTTCCAGGTGTTTGGTTACCTGCTTGTCTTCGATTTTGACATCGATCATGTCGGGCATTGCGCAACTCTCATAATGGTGGTATGGTTTTAAGCAAAGGGTAACGGGCGACAGCAGGAAATTCGGTGTGCCTGCGGCATGTGAGTCTTGCACGTGGCATGGAGGGACTGCCGGCCTCCCGTCCGTTACTCGATTTTCCCTCTCACCTGACTGTATTTTCTCTTGTCCAGCAGGGCCTCTTTTCCTACCTTGAACACTGAACGCACGGCATTTGTCTGCATCTTTACCTTCTTTTCCCAAACATCAGGCTCGACGACCACCTTTACCTTGCGCGGGTCGTCAAGCGACGGCATGACATAGAGCAACTTCCCGTCGTCATTGTCGTAAAGCACAGCTTGCGGCGTCAAGACGGCATTGGGAAGGCTGTCCCATTCGGCATCGGAGAGGGCGTCACCTGACTTTTTGTGCCGTTCCGCCTTTTTGCCGACAACGAGTCTATCTTCAATTATTATGGCCGCGGTTGAAGGCATGACCCCTTTTGACTCCAGGAACTGTATTTCCTCCGGCGCCATGGCTCCAAGCGTGGTAAAGCTGTGCCTGGTGACCTTCGACTTACGTACCTCGGCAATCCATGTTGCATATCCACTTTTTACCTCTCGTGCCGCCAATGGGCCGAGATCTCGGAATGTCATCGCCCCGAGCGGAGCCGTCCAGTCAGCGAGTTTGTCAACTGCTATTCTCCCTGCTCCCGCCTTTCCCGGGTTGTAGCTCCACCCGGCATCCGGGGCCATGGCCACCGGCCGGCCATTGAGATCCTTCGTTTTCACCGTGGTGGCCTGGTACATCCGGCTGCCGTCCCGGGTAAGCGGCTTTTCCACCTCGCCCAGGTTGGCATCCGCCCCTGATCCGGAGGTTGAGCGCTTCGCCGCCTCTCCAGCCTTCACCTTTTCCTCTAGCCCCGATTCATCCAGGGCGCGGACTGAACAGCGGCAGCGGAAACCGTTGGGCGGAAAGTGACTGTTCCAGAATGGATCATCGAAGCGGAAGGCCAGGCCGTTCAGCGCCGAATGAGCCGGCCGAGTGAGCTTGTCCATGACCGCCACGTACATCCACCAGGGACGGGATTCCGTACTCTCCATCATTCGCTGGTAGTGGCCCACCATGTAGGATGTCTGTATGTTGGTTTCAAAGATCGTCCTGAGCCGGTGTGGTCCGACGTTGGCGACTTCCCCGGTCGCCTCGTTCACCACTTCGCCCCACCAGCCCTTTGCTTTTAACCTCGGGGTTAAATTCTTCTTCCAGTCAGCGAAGGTTAGCCCCTCGTCCATGGCCTTCCTGAGTTCTCCATGTATGTCCTGGAGAATGTCCGTGCGCATTACCTTGGCTACGGTGAATGCCCGGGCGTGAGCGTCCTCCAGCATCTCGTGCCAGTCCCAGGTAATCCGGAAGCCCTTCGACTCGAAATACTCGATCGCCTTTTCCGGCTTGAGGCCGAAGGCATATTTCAGATCAACGTCCGGCATCGAGCCTGCCCATGATCTCCGCCACGAAGAGCGCCCTGGTCAACACATCCTGGAGGGATTCGGTGTTTATGGCAGGGTATGCCTCCACCAGTTTTTCCATGGCCGCGGCATAGTCACCGGTTTCCTGAAGGCCGGTTATAATCGGCATCAACACCGTCTTTATCTCACCTTGAAGATCGTCAGCGGAGAATGAAGAGATAAAAGTATCGATGACGGCCTGACCTGTCGCCCCGGAATCTTCCTGATTCAAGGCCACTCGGTTGGGAGCTGTCTCATTGCCGCCCTTGGGCGGAATAGCTGCGGGCGGTTGCCCCAGCAGGTCTTCAGGCTTTGCCTTTTCGTCAGGGTCCGGCAGGCCCAGCTTGTCGCGGATCACGCTCTGTTCTACCTTGAGCCCCAGGGGCACGAGCTTGTCCAGGGCGTCGACCAGGGCAGCGACATCCTCGGCATCCGGCGCCCGAAGTTGCAGCACCGGGTAGTTTTCCTGCGGCCCGAAGTTCAGATCGATGAACGGCCGCACCAGGTCGCGGTTGAGGGTTTCTTCCAACTGCTCCGCGTCATCGTCGCGGATGTCCTCGCGCACCTCTGCCTGGAGCTTTTCATCACCAAGTTTCCCGGGTGTGCCGGAACTGGACGCCGTCTGGCCCAATATGCCCTTGGAAAGCTGGTCGTCCAGGTAGTCAGCCAAGAGCTTGAAGAAGTTGGAAGATCCGCTGCTCTTGGAGGCTTCTGCAAAATCTATTGTCATTGATTCGGGCATGATGGCCGCTGCGTCGCTCCCCAGATTGGCCACCGCTGCGCGCAGGATATCCTTTTCCTCCGGGGTAGCGCTCGGGCCATACTTGCCCATCCGGATTGGCATGCCGAACACCTCGGCGAAGGCAATCCAGTCTTTTACCGTGTACCCCTTGCACATGAACGCCCAAGCAGCAAGGCGGGCCAGCCCGCCCCGGATCGGGATGCCGCTTTTGATCTTCGGTGCATGGACGATGAACTTGTACGGCGCCAAAGGAAACCCGTCAGAGAGATCCGCTTCGTCACGGAGCCTGATCTCGCTCTGGCTCACCCGGTCGGTCTGGAAAAAGCGGGGATCTCTCCAGAGATAGCGTTCCGGTAACCAGCGAGAGCCGCGGCTCCAGATGATTTCCACTGCGCTCAAACCCTTACCGAGCGCATCCAGACAATCTTTCACCATGCCCCTGAAGCCCGGCCGTGCAACCAGCGACCGCACCGCGTCGGCCAGCTCGATGTCCTTCTTTTCGTCGGAAAAGGCTTCGACTGTTACCGGCAGCCGGGAGACGGCAAGCTTCCGTTTCCCCAGTTCGCAGGCATAGTGCAGGTCCCGCTCTTCCATTTCCTCCGCCAGGGTGAGGTATGATTGATGGTCGCCTTCGGAAGCCTCCCGAAGGAGCGAAGCAAGGCGCTGCGGAGTAAGGCCGGCGGCGGCAGTCTCATGCCAGATGGTGCGGATGCCGGTAAGCGAAGGTGCGGCATGCTCGCGGGCAAGATCCTGTGTCCTGACCGGCCGGCCGTATGCGTCGTAAAGGATCGCCATTTACCACATTCCTTTCTGTCGGCCGAATCCGGCCGTTGTCCTGACGGGTCGGGCAAGATCCTGGTAGTCCTTTGGTTTGATCGGTTCGTAGGCATACTGCCTGACCGGCCCGCTTGCGGCGTTGAGTGCCAGGAAACACGCCCAGGTGCGGTCTGCGTGGCCCGCGTTGTCGCTTTCTGCGACAAACCGGCTGTTCCCGGTCGGGCCAGTCACCCGCTGGAGTTTGTGCAGGTCGGCCCGGAGCGTCGAATCTCCCAGAGGTATCCGGATTTTCCTGTCCTCGAAAGCTTCCTTACCAATGGTGGCCATGGTCAGCTTGTTGGGCATGGTGAACAGAACTCCCTCGACGCGGCTTGTGCCGTGCCTTCTCTGGGCGTCCTCAACCGGCTTTTCACCCATGCCGGTCTGATCCATGCAGCAGCGCAGCACGTTGTATCGTCTGAATACGTCATCCAGCAGCATGTCCTGTTCGGCAAAACTGGCCCGCTTCCGTGCTATAATTTCCCGCGTCCAGTGCACGTCGCCGATCTGCTCCAGAACGAAGATCACGAACAGGTCGTTCCGTGCGCCGATATCCACCCCGACGAAGCATGGTCCGCCGGCATAGCCTTCCGGATCCCCGGCCCGATCGTGTTCGCAGCCGTTGATCAACTCGAAAGACAGCCAGGCGCTGGCTTCGTCCAGCCATTTCAGCTCGTACTCCTGCTGCCAGGCGTCTTCATCATCCAGGGCCGCCCTCAGCTCCTCGATGTTTCGAGGCAGCCCGTCGGCAACCGCCTGGTAGATATCCGTCACCTGGCGGTACCAGATGGGGTCGTCACCGGTCATGAGATCATAGAACTTGTTGCCCTTGCCGTTCGGTGTGGAAACCACGCGCAGCTTCCATCCCGCCGAGATGACCGGAAAGAGCGCCGCCCAGATCTTGCGGCTGTCGGCATGGAAGGCGAATTCGTCAAGGAACACATTGGCAGAAAAACCCCTTGCCGTGTCCGGGTTGGCGGGCAATGCCGTGATGCGGCTACCGTTCGGGAATTCCACCTCCAGCGCCCGGTAGCTCGCTTCCCCCATCCAGTCGCTTTCCGTGGCTTTTATGACCGCTCCCAACGCCTGGCAGTGGCGCTTGACCCCTTCCTCCATGGCTTCTTTCGCCTGGCGCTCGCCGCGGGACAAGATAACCCAGCGGGCACGTCTCCCTTCCAGATCCGCAAGCTGGCAATCGCGGGCAACCTCGAAGGTGCTGGTGAAGGTCTTGCCGGTCTGACGACTGAACATGCCGATCTTGAACCGGCTATCATTGCCGACCCACTGCTGCTGATAAGGGTAGAAGAGGGGACTAGACACCGTAGCTCTCCCGAATAATGCGGCGCATGTCGTCGGAGGTCACTTTAGAACCGGCCTTGTCCAGGGTGTCTACCTTGGCCAATGCCTTGGCTGCAGCCTGCCGCCTGATGTCCTCTTCCCGCTTAACATTCTCCGAAGCCGCCTTTTCCAGCCGTTCAACAGCTATTGAAAGGTCCTTCAACATCTTGGGTGGAATGGGGTCTTCACCCTCGGAAAGCGTCATGGCGCAGTCGAAAGCCAGCGTCCGAACCATTTCGTTCAGGAGATGCCCGACTTGCCCCTGGGGCTGAGCGCCCAGCTTGCCGATCCACATTTCGGCAACCTCCCGGGACTGCTTCAGCTTGGAACCAACCTCCTCCATGCGCAGGGCATAGCGGTTGACCGCCGATTTACTCAGGCGGTCCGGATGCCCTTCGGTTTCCAGAATTTCGTTGATCTTCCTGGTCGCCTCAAGCTGGGTGCAGCGGGGATCGCGGAGGCACTCCTGGAGCTTCTCCCGGATATCGTCGGGCAGCAGGTCTATGGATGACGGTTGACGTCCCATATCAAACCCTCGGGTTCGGGCGCTTGACGCCCGGCACACTGGCCCGGCCACAGGCCACGTCCGCGCCGCGCTGGGTGATGGTCGCCACCATGTAACCGGCAACGTCCTCGATGGTGACGAGCTGCTGCTCGCGGAGCCACGCCAGCTGGGTCCGGATGCAGTCGCGGCTGCAGCGGTGCCCGAACTTTTCCACCACGGAATGAATGATGCTCTCATTGTGGCTGTAGCCGAGATCCTGTTCCAGCGCCCTGAGGATCACCAGGCGGATATCGGATATGAGGAGATCGTTGAAGGGCATTACCGTTTACCTCCCTGGTTGATCAGGTATTCGTTCATGAGGTCGACAGCCCGGTTGAGGCCGTCAATTTTGCCGTCCATGCGCTCCAGCTTGCCCACGGCTTGGTTCATCCGCTCTTCCAGCCTCGGGTGATAGGTGCATGACGGCGGGTGCTTGACCTCATTTTCAAGCTTTGCAAGCCGCTTTTCCGCGTCGGCAAACCGGTTGTTCGCCACCTTTTCCCGCAGGTTCCACCAGCCGATCACGCCGATTACGGCAATCCCGACCGAGTTGGCCACGCCGAACCAGAAATTCAGGGCCTGGTAGTTGAGGTTTGTCACTCTGATCTCCGTTCGAAGTCGGCCTGACAGTCAACGCACCGGCAGCAGCCCGGAACGAGCACCCGACGGGCCTTAGGTATTGGTTCGCCGCAATCGATGCACTCGGCGGCTGCGAAGCCGGTAAAACTTTCTGTCTTGCGGCTGCCCAGGGCGAGCGACCTGAAAAACTCGTCACGCTCCTGGGCGCGGTCTATCTCGTCGGCCATCAGTCCGAAAGCCCGGCGACGGCCGCTTCAATCGCTGAATTGACCATGCGGGCGGTGAAATCCTTGCCCAGTTCGAAGCCCTTCTTTTCCAGGGCAAGCACGATCTCCGCATAGGCGCCATCCCGCTTTTCAGCGGAGCTGATCGCCTTGGCAGCGGCAGCCTCCACCGCCGCAGTCGCCGCAACCGTCAGTATCGGCCCGACCGCCGTCAGAAACTGTTTGATCATCGGACGGAAGAACGTCCACAGGCTCGACGCCAGAAACTTCACTTTTTCCCACATCATCGGTCTCCTTTCGTCTGCGGAACAGCCGGCAGAGCCACTGGTCCCAGTCACAGGCAAATGTTTTGCTGAAGAAAAATTTCACGGGAATTGGCCAGTCACCTTCCCGTCCCACTGCTTGGGCGGGGGTGCGACATCCGGCGTCGCAATGGCTACATTTGGCGTAGCGGAAGCAGGCGGTTGCTCAGCAGGCGCCTGCAGTTCCTTGATTGCAGCCTGGGTCTTGACCGCCTTGTGCGCCAGGCCAAGGGCGGTGATACCGGCCGAGATGGCGCCTATGCTGCCTTCAAGTCCCATCTTCGGCAGGCCCTGATCGGGAAAAATCTCGGCGATGATGCCGGTGACGCCCACCAGGATGAAACCGACGCCACCGATTTTTGTTTTGTAACCGTCAAGCTTTTTGCCGACGAAACCCAATAGTTTTCCGATGAACCAGTTTTTCATAGGGCGTCTCCTATAAACTTCTTCACCTTCATGACGTATGGCTGGTTGATGTACTCGCCCGATTCATCCTTCCTCGGGCTGCCCTGGTTGTAAGCGCTGATGACTCCGTCCCAGCCGTGCGCCTCGTAATGGCGGTCGCGCAGCTTTGCCAGGAGCAGACAGCCGAAGTGAATGCCGATAACCGGGTCGCACAGGGCCGAAAGATACGGCTCTTTGCAGCCCATTTCCCGGGCGACTTGTCCCATGACCTGCATCAATCCCCAGGATGTTGCACGGGCGATCTGCTCGGTCGCTTTCGATGCGCCGAATGTGGGCGCGGCAGGCGGAACGTACCGTTTGGCGAATGCCGGCTCATAGCGCATGGCAACGGGGTTGCCACCGCTTTCGGTCAGGATGATGGCCTTGACCAGATCGGCTGGAAGTATATGCGTGGCCGCCGCCAGCTCGGCGACGGAAACGAGGTTTGCGGGTAACGGCATAACGGCTCCTTAAGGAAAAGGCTGCGGGTGGGCAGAACGAGAGAAGAACCCACCCGCCTTTGCAAGGAGAAAAGCATGGCTGACTCGGAGACTACATCAGGGGAGGAAATCGTCTAAGGGGAAGACATTCGACAACAAAAAGCCCCTGCCGGGGATGACAGGGGCTTGGTGGATCTTACCGATTTATGGCGTTGTTTTATGCCTGTTTTACTGAATTGTAAAGATCATTCTTCTGCCTCGTCAGCAAAATTTGTTATTACACAGTGGTTCAGGCAAGTCACCAAGTGTGTGATATAAGGCCACTTGCAGGCAATTTATT